TAGCAACAGCCTCAACATCTGCAGTCAAAGGATTTAGAGCTGCCCCCAGCTCAGACGCTTTGGTCGCAAGTTGATCAAATAATGAGCCTATTTGCGTTCCTATCAAAGACAGACCGAATCCAAACTCTCCGCCAATCATTCCTCCGCCAAAACCACCGAGAAGACCGCCACCTGCAGCCCCTAAACCCTGACCAAATAACAGGGGAAATGCACCACCGATAAGCGCACTACTTGAAGCAGACCTTAATCTCTGAGCCCGCTCAGCTGCACGCAAGGCAGCGGGACTGCCTGGAATGCCTACCGCTCCACCAATCGGACTGGTTTGGCCGGTAAGTCTTACCGCCTCGCCTCTTGCTTTCTTTCTTGCTTTATCAATTTCCGCTATCGCAGCCAGCTCTGCATTTTTTCTTTGCCCAAGATCTTCCATAAATTCTTTTCCTTTTTTATCGCTAATTTTTATCATTCTTTTGAAAAGATTATCCTGAAGTTCATTTTCAATTCTATACTGTTCTATAATGTTATCTATTTCTGCGTCTCTAGCTTTCTTGCTTAAAGACATTTCAATAGCAAAAAGCTGATCTGCAAAGTTACGCTCTGCGTTAAAAACTGTTTGAGCTGCCTTGGCTTTTTTTTGAGTTTCAAGCGCTAACAGCCTTGCCCGCGTCTGAGATTGACCCCGTTCAGCGCTAAAGCCTTGAGCAGGCTGTGGGCGATCTGCAAGTGATGCCGTTTGCCGAATAGATCGAAGCAGCTCTTTTTGCTCTCTCAGTGCAGCATTCGCTTGATCCTGAGCGTTAATATAGTCTTTTGCCGCTTTAGTTGCTGCTTCCGTACCTAGCGCGGCATTGTTTAGATTTTTAGACGCATCAGCTAATGCCTTATTAAAATTTCCGACGGAATTTACTACTGCCGTGCCAGTAATGTCGACAAAGTTTTTAAGAAAATTGTTTAATTGATCAACCTTTAACCCAGTCTCTTTTATTTTTCCAGAAAGCTGCGTAATAGCTTGAGTGTTCTTGACCGCAACTGCGATATTGACGCCATAGTCAGCCACAAGCCCGCACCAAAGACCTATTGCTCTACTTTACCGTGTTCCCATCGTTTGCGCTCTTCGACCAGTATGTACGCGATCTCTAGCTTTGTCCTCCTGTTCGCCCTTTAACTCGAAAAACGCAGCCCAACCAACAAGCTCCTCTTGCGTCAAATGGCAGGAAAGCTGGGCCACCGTAGTGCCCAGCTCCTTGGCCAGAGCAAAAATAAAAAACCAGTTGCTATTCGCTTTTCAAATCAGCTTTCGCTTCCTCCACCTTGTTTTCCGTTCCGGAAGACAGCATGGCAAGTTGAATTTCCTGCAAAACGCTGGCGTCTACAGCGTTTTTAAGAGCAGCTTTTTCGCCATCCTGGAACAGTCGTTTGCCGTCAGCATCCAAGGCCTTTTCGATCATCATGCTCAACGCAAAATCGTTAGCATCATCAGAGCCCGCTTTTTTCTGAATCGACTCACGCTCAGCAATCGTCAACGGATGCCAATAAACCTCAAGCACGACTTCATCGCCATCTTTAACTTCATGCTTATAAAGCTGGCTAATGCCAAACTTGTTCCGAAGCAATTCAGCGGCTCTCATAAGGCTATGCTGTTTCGATCACTATACTACACAACTGCCGTGAACTGGCAAGAGATAATTCCCAGAAAGTGAGGACGATCCTCTAGCTCCAAAGAACTAGGCCCCGTGACGTCTAAAACTCTCGGCGAAACGCTGAACGCATCAGTGTAATTACTAGCATTTACAGACGTAAGACCGTCGATTACAGACTCGCTAACCGCTGCAAGTGCTGCCGTTCCAGCAGATTTGGGCACATACACATTACACTGGATGACGCCGCTGTAGTAATCCGAGGCTGCGCCATGGTTTTGGAGCGTAGATTGGTTAAAAGTCACGCTCATTGATACATACTTTTTATCTTTGCCTGGCGTCGTAAATCGAACGTTATCGTAAACCATGGACACGGTGGCATCTGCAGCTATTACCGCATCAGTTACAGCCTTTTCAAATGCGGCTCTAGCATTTACAAGAGTCATGATCCCTCCATAACAAACACAGATTTATCCATACGAGGAGCACCGGTCTTAGTCACTGGAATCCTGCCGCCAATCCTACCCATAGGCGTAACAGCTGCTCTGATCGACGCAAGACGTTGATCTTCTCTAAACGCTTGGTTAACCACCGCTCCAAGGTCTTGGATGTACGCAAGGCTTAGCCCGTCTTCTAACGCATAAGCAGCGTATGCAGCTTTGTTCCCGATATACACCGTTTTATATTTTTTAAAGTTAAAGTCATATCCACTTAGTCCGAATCGTCGCTTAATCTCTCCCATATTCTTTTTAACCCCCCAAGCAGTAACCGCTCCTCCCTTGCCCTGTGTCTTAGTGTGATAAACAGTTGACCATGGTTCCTTGGTGCGTCGATTGCGATCACTAATCTCTCGGGACTCTCTTTGCACTGCTTTTCCGCCTTGAGCAGTCCAGCTCGACGCAAAATATCCTGTGTAGACAGGACTGTTTTGAGGAGTAGACAATTCATCTACAATCCTATTTATAAGTTTATTAAAACCTTGGTCAAAATATGCTTCAAAATCATTTTCAAAATCAAAAAGATCTGTATCTGCAAATTTAGCCATCAGAACACTACCTCCAAAATAAACAAATACTCTTGACCGCCTTTATGCGTGCGAATATCCACAATCTGAGCGACACGGCTAGAGCCTGCGTAAGTAAGTGAAATCGTGTCTTCAAATGTTGGCTGATTGCCGCCGATCAAGTCGGGCGTAACATACAAACTCGCCGTACGCTTCTCTGCTTCCGTCTCTTCTTCAGACCGTAAAAGCACAACTGGTACTTGAATCGAATAAGTCGTGTCAGTCGTCGTTAGCGTTCCAGTGCTGGTGTTGTAGCTCGGAGATGCTTTGCGGGTGTATGTGATCGTATGGTCAAACGACTTACCTAGGTCTGCAACGACCTCCTTGGCAACATTCTTAAAAAGACTGTCGAGTGCTCCAGGCATGTCAACCCCTCACAACGCGGACTTGATACGAACCGCTGCCACCCAAACAATAAGCCCCGAGATAAGACTGAAGCCAAGGATAAACGTCGAATACGTTGTTAACAGTTCCAGTAGCCTGACTAGACGTGTTGTACTTGACTTCCATCTCTCCGAGCTTGACGGACTCATATAATCCCGTATCGCCGGTAGTCCCCGTAATCGAGTCCGTGTCATTAGCCAACGCGTTCGCTAGCTCATAAGTAGCGTATTTAATGTCGTTTGGAATGCTGGTGCAAACCAACTCCACACGATCCACATGATAATCATTGCGAGGCCAGCTCAGCGCTTGGCCGTTATCGCAACGCTCACCATAAAAATTCAACGTGTCGATCCAACGCGTAGCTGAAATCAATGCACGATTCTTCTGGTCATCCGTCTTGTCGTCCCAGTTGGTACTGCTTGGAACGGTTTCAAAATACGTGTTGGCTTCTGCCAGCGTCACAAAACTGTTGGCTGTCGCACTCTTGAGTGTGGCGTTGATCGTGGCAGCCATAGCGAAAAAAGAAAGTGGCCCCACCTAATGGTAGGGCCGTTTGTCTCGTCAGGATCAGGACTTAAGACCGTTATCCAGAGGACTGTTGACAAAGATCTCAACCATAGGAACGAGGTCGATGTCATAGGTGGCAGACCAGTTGCTGCCCGTACGCAGGTTTGCGTTGGTCGGGTTGTCAGAAGCAGAACCCCACTTGGTGCCCATCACATGATAAGCAGAGTGGTAGTCCACGGACAGGACGTCCTGCTTGGACAACACGTTGCGATCAGCTTCAATCCGAAGATCCTGCTGCACACCCTCAAGGATGGTGCCGGACTTCATCATGTAACAACGGAACTCCTGACGGTTGCCAGTAGAGGTCGGGTCATTGGTGTTGACCTGAGAGTCAACGATAACCCGACAGCCAGCAAACTCACCAACTTCGCGAGCGCCAATGCCAACACCGCCACCACCCCAGGTCACTGCGCCAGAAGCGGCAAGTGCAGAAGTAGAGAAGGTCAGCAGACCAACCTGATACAGGTAGTAAGCGACAGAAGGGTGAACGATCAAAAGATCCATTTCCTCACCGCGCTCACCCAGCAGGGAGCGAGCTTCTGCAACAGTTGAACCAGTCAGGTAGTTGGCTTCAGCAGTAGAGCCGGAGCCGCCCAGCTGCTTTTCAAGGCGATGGCCATTGAGAGCAGTGTGGAACAGACCAGTCAGCTGCTCAAACAGGCGAACACTGTTGAGCTTGTTGATAGCGTCGGCCAGCTGGTTGCGAATGTGAAGCATTGGGTCTTCACCAGCTGCCAAAATCGCAACGTCATCCACGGCGTAGGCAAAACCACGGTGAACGATGGATGCAATCTGGGTTCCGGTCCCAACCTTTTGAGGGGTCAGATAACCAGCGCCACTGGTGCCCCAAGTTGCAGTACCGTCGAAGATTTCTTCAGTCGGTGCAACGGGGTTGAACTCAGGAACTTGGATTCGAGTGCCACCTTCCCGAGCGTCGAGCAGCGCATTACGCACTACAGCCCCGGATTTGATGAACTGGCTACGCTCTTTGATTGCCTCAGACACATAGGTGCTGAGATTATTCCTTTTTACGATGTCCGCCAGAAGGACACCGCCGGAATAATTCTGAAATGGTGCGGCCATTTCTTATTCGGAGTAAAAGTTTGCGGGGTTTCAAGTCACAGACTTGAAGTGGTGTCCCACGGGGACTATTTACCTGCCTCTCTCTTGAGCACAGCTGCAAGATCAGGGTCGGTAGCTTCCAAGGCCATTTGCCTCGTTATGTTCATACTACCTTCTAGCCATGGGTTAGCGACACCTCCTGCACCAGTAGTTCCTGTAACTGGCTTAGCACCCATTCCAGCTTGTGTGCTCGGCTTAAAATGATGCTCAAAGCCAGAACCGGGATTTTTTAACTTAGCGAGATAAACGCCAAGATCCTGCTCAACACCGCCGTCAAGGATTTTGACAGCACCAGTGTCAGACTTTTTCAGGCTTGATTGAACTAGCTGGAGCATCTGCTCAGCGTTGATTGCACCAGCCTGGCTGATGGCAGCCAATGCGGATGTTTTCATCGCTGCAGTCTCATTAGAGACTTTCAACTCATCAAGTTGACGTTGCAAATCTACAATTTGCTGATCTTTGTCCTGAGCAGTCTTGTTGGCCTCTTCCCAAAGATCTTTCCATTGGCCCTGATCTTCAAGCGTTTTACGCCGTTGATCGTCCTGTTTTTTGTAAACCTCGTCTAACTTACCTTTGATGCCTTGAAATTTTTCCTCGGCTTCACTGGCGCGTTGCTGAAGTGTTTGAATCTGCTGCTCATAAGCAGAAACATCGACAGCAGCAGTTTCAGTCGCAGCCACAGGCTGTTCAGGTGACGCCACTGGCGTTTCCTGGATGACTTGCTCTTCCATTATCAAAAGTGAATTTACTCTTCTACCTTACTCGCTTTTGTTCTTTTAGTTGTTTTGGCCTTAGCAGCAGGTTTTGCAGGAGACTCTGCTTTCTTTTCGGAATCAGGACTCCAAGAATCAACAAGCTCCCACTTGTAAGAACCGTCAGCCTGTAAAACTTTGTCGAGAGACTTGGCCATGCTGTAGAAAGCGATTTATCCCTACTCTAACTCTGAAGCGGGATTTGGCGACTCCGCTGCTGTAGGTAGGATTTCGCCCTGCACCAGCATGTCGCGGAACTCCTCTCGATCGATGATTTGATCCTGGAATAGCTGACTCATGGCAGCAATATCCTGTCCAATTAGGCGTTGCAGGTCAAAGTCGCGGCTAATCTTGATCTCAGGCGGCTCAATACCCAGATAATCAGCAGCCAAGTTGTAAGACTTTTGCAAGCCTGACTCCAAATCCATCGAAACCATCGACAGCATCGAATTAGTGTCGATACGATCCAAACGACGAGCGTCCGCAGACTCAGCTACAAATTTTTGTTGGCTGAGCGTGCTGATCCCCAAAGTCGCCATTTGCTGCTGTAACTCTTGGATTTCTGCTGACTGCGCCTCAAACGCGCTCGATGCAGGCTCCACGTAATAGACCTTATTACCCGGCTGGGTCGCCATCGCGTAATTAACGCTGATCGCCATGTCCTTCGTTTGGTCATCCCAACCCTCCAGCACAAGCATCGGTTGACTTGCAATATGCAGACTATGGATTAAATCCGCTTGACGCTGGAAATGAGCCAAATTCAAATGGGCAATATCTAGCAACGGTGGGCGACTGGTCATCGTATCTGTTTTATCTGCATAAATTGTTACCAATGGAATTTGTCCAAGCGAGAAATCGCCAGACTCAACCAACTCGTACTCCGACGTAGCGTCGGATTGATCGAATGAAGCGGGGTATGGAAATGGCCCTTGCATTTCCAGTTTTTGCTCCTCCTGCCTAAAGACACGATAACGACCTGGCTCAATGACACGGACTTGGTCATAAACTTTTTCTCCAAATTCACCATCAGCAACTACAGCTTTTTCACCAATACGAACTTGCGTAAGACTGCCGTAGTTAGCCTCACGATCCAGACGCCACCCGTAGACATTGGTTGGCTCTATTTCAATCCAGTATGGTCGGCGGTTTAATGCACGCTCTTCTGCAAGACTTCTCGCGCCAGAAGGCGCTGGAAAATCAACCAAAATATGTGAATGCCCGTAAGTCAGGGCACAAGCGACAAGCCGACGTGCATACTCATCCAGGTCAGAACCGCAACCGTCAACATCCTTGTTAAAAACTTCTGTCCAGTACGGATCACCAGTAACACTGATCGGCTTACGCAAGATTAGCCCGGTCGCCGCTCGAATCAATCGTTGCGTATAAGGTGTAAATACAGCTCGATTCACACGCGCCAGGTACGCCGTGTAGTCCTCGCGGGGTTCAAGTGGTAGAAATGTTTCGCTGTTTTCTCGCAAATACTCCGTCCCAGATGTCACGGCCTTCATAATTTCCCAGCCCTTCATCTGGTCAACTATGGCCCGTGTCCGCGTAAATGGACTGTCAACACTTCCCATGTAGGAACTGCTGACAAGATGTGTCCTTACAAGCCCTGGAACGGAGTAGGTCATGTCACCATTTTACTTTGTTAGCCCAATAAGCTGCACTGGTTTTGCCCTTGGCAATGTTTTTGGCGTGACGCTTTTTAAAGGCAGCACGCTTCTTTTTCATTGCTTCGCTCTCACCAGGCTTTGGCTTGCCTGCAGTGTTTGCACCTTGCTGGCCAAATCGAATTACTA